TGGCTTCTTTTCCTAATGCGGCTCACGATGACTTGGTAGACTCAAGCACGCAGGCTTTAATTCGTTTTAGACAGGGCGGTTTTTTGAGGTTAAACACTGATGAAGAAGACGAGCAGGTTTATCGCCGAAAAGCTGCATATTATTAATGAATAAACCATACGTAATTGCTCAGGATACGTCTTTAATTTCTAAAGGCTTATTGCATTACGCCTTAAATGTGCCGGCTGAGCAGTGGATTGAGTACTACAACTTTATGGCCACGCCAGTTCCGCAAGAGATGTTGTTGTCTGAGCAGTTTCTTGTACATTTAGCCGGCAAAAGAAAATTTCATGCGGGTATTTTGTGCATGAAACCGAATACTTGTTACAACTGGCATGTAGACACAGACCGCAAGGTTGGGCTTAATATGTTGTTATCCGATGATGGTAATAGCCGCTGTATGTTTTTAAGTGGTAAGCCAGGTTTTGTTTTTGATGTTGAAGAGTTAAAGTATGAACCTGGTTCATACTATGTGTTTAACACTCAAATTCCTCACATGGTGCTCAATACTACGCAGCCTAGGTATTTATTTAGTCTTGAATTTTTAGAAGAAGATCGCGGGCTAACATTTGATGAACTTTGCAAAGATATAGAAGGAATAAATTATGGCTATTGATAAGTCTCTGTACCAAGCGCCACAAGGATTAGATGCCTTGGCGGAACTTCCAGGAATTGAAATTGAGATAGAACCCGAGATTGAAATTACTGAATTAGAGATCGCTATTGGCCCAGAAAAATTAGAAGGCGGTGATGAGTTTGATTCCAACTTGGCTGAGTTCTTGGATGAAAGTGCTCTAGAGACTCTAGCTAGTGAGTTAGCCAGTGACTTTGATGATGACATTAGCAGTCGAAAAGACTGGATGCAGACCTATGTAGATGGTCTTGAGCTTCTGGGCATGAAGATTGAGGAACGTACTGAACCTTGGGAAGGTGCATGCGGCGTTTATCACCCGCTATTGTCTGAAGCCTTGGTTAAGTTCCAAGCTGAAACTATGATGAGTAGCTTTCCAGCTGCTGGGCCGGTGAAGACTCAGATCATTGGCAAAGAAACACCAGAGAAGAAAGCGTCTGCTGTTCGTGTTCAGGAGGATATGAACTACCAGCTTACAGATGTAATGACTGAGTTTCGTCCTGAGCATGAGCGCATGCTGTGGGGCTTGGGTCTGTCTGGCAATGCGTTTAAGAAAGTCTATTACGATCCGCATATGGAGCGTCAGATCTCCTTATTTGTGCCGGCGGAAGACTTGGTTGTTCCTTATGGCGCTAGTAACTTAGAAACGGCTGAGCGTGTTACCCATGTAATGCGTAAGACTGAGAATGAGCTACGCCGCTTACAGGTTGCTGGCTTCTATCGTGATATTGACTTAGGCGATCCAGACAATACACTGGATGAAGTCGAAAAAAAGATTGCGGAGAAGATGGGCTTTAGAGCCACGACTGATAGCCGCTATAAGCTTCTTGAGATGAGTGTGGATCTAGATCTTCCAGGCTATGAGCATGAGGAAGATGGTGAGCCTACAGGTATTAAATTACCATACATTGTGACCATTGAAAAAGGTTCAAACAAAGTTTTGGCTGTGCGCCGCAATTGGAAGCCTGATGATGAAACATGCCAAAAACGCCAGCATTATGTCCACTATGGCTACGTTCCTGGGTTTGGTTTCTACTGTTTTGGCCTCATCCACCTCATTGGGGCTTTTGCTAAGTCAGGCACTTCTCTTATTCGTCAGCTTGTTGATGCTGGTACTTTAAGTAACTTGCCTGGCGGCTTTAAAGCTCGCGGCCTGCGTGTCAAGGGAGACGATACACCTATTTCTCCAGGCGAGTGGCGAGATGTAGATGTGCCTAGCGGAACAATCCGTGATAACTTATTACCACTTCCATACAAAGAACCTAGCCAAACATTAATGGCTTTGCTAGGTCAGATTGTGGATGAGGGACGCCGCTTTGCTAATACGGCAGATCTACAGATCAGTGATATGTCGGCCAATGCCCCAGTTGGAACTACGCTGGCCATTTTAGAGCGTACGCTAAAAGTAATGAGTGCCGTTCAGGCGCGCGTTCACTATGCAATGAAGCAAGAGTTAAAGCTCTTGAAGGATATTATTGCAGCGTATACGCCTGAAGAATACGACTATCAGCCTACCGAAGGTTCACGTAGAGCTAAACGTAGTGACTATGATGATGTCTATGTTATTCCGGTCAGCGATCCTAATGCGTCTACTATGGCGCAGAAGATTGTGCAGTACCAAGCGGTAATGCAGCTGGCTCAGCAGTCACCTCAGATCTACAACATGCCTCTTTTGCATCGTCAGATGCTAGAAGTATTGGGTATCAAAGAAGCATCTAAGCTTGTGCCAATGGAAGAAGACCAGAAGCCTACAGATCCAGTATCTGAAAACCAAAATGTATTGATGATGAAGCCTGTCAAGGCTTTTATGTATCAAGACCATCAGGCTCACATCATGGTGCATATGTCGGCCATGCAAGATCCTAAGATCATGTCTTTACTTCAGAATAACCCCATGGCCCAGCAGTTACAAGCTGCGATGATGGCTCACATTAATGAGCACTTAGGATTTGAGTACCGCAAGCAGATTGAGTTGCAGTTGGGTATGAGTTTGCCACCTCAGAAGGACGAGTCTGGCGAAGATATCAACATGGATCCAGAAGTGGAAGCACGTTTGGCGCCCTTGTTGGCTCAGGCTTCACAGCGTTTACTTGCAAGCAATCAACAGCAGGCGGCTCAACAGCAAGCCCAGCAGCAGGCTCAAGATCCAATGGTTCAGTTGCAACAACAAGAGTTGCAGATCAAGATGGCCGAGCAACAACGCAAAGTTGCAAAAGACGCAACCGATGCTCAACTCAAACAAGAGCAGTTAACCATTGAAGCTCAGCGCCAAAAGATTGAAGCGGCAAGAGCAATGGCTCAAATGGAAAACACTAAACAGTCGCACTTACTTGATAAGAGTGTTGAGGTCTTGACTCACCTGTCAAGCTCACACCAAAACAAGGCAAGCCAAGAGCGCGGCATGAATCAAACTTCTCAACAAACTAAGGAAGAATGATGGACATAATTGAAGTACTGGTAAAACAATCTGACGAGAAGGTTGCCCAACTCAAAGAATACTTGGCCGAGGGCCGAGCAGAAAACTTTGAGGAGTACAAGAAACTCTGCGGTGAGATTAAGGGTCTACTCACTGTGCGAGGATATGCACTAGACCTGCAACAAACCATGGAGAAAATGGATGACTAGTTCCATCCTGTTGGCTACAGACGCCAGCAACCCGCAAGTAGTCGGGTCTTATAACTTTGCTTCAACCGCAGAGGAAAAAGGAAAACTATTACCTAAGCCATCTGGCTATCGAATTCTTTGCGCCATCCCAGAGGCGGAAAAAGAATTTGAAGATAGTGAGATTGGTTTAATTAAAGCAGACGAAACCATGCGCAATGAAGAGACACTCACAACTGTCTTGTTTGTTGTCGATATGGGCCCAGACTGCTACAAAGACCCTGCACGCTTTCCAAACGGCGCGTATTGTCAAAAAGGCGATTTCGTTCTTGTGCGTCCTCATGCGGGAACCCGCTTGGTGATTCATGGTCGAGAGTTTCGTATCATTAACGATGATTCCGTAGAAGGAACTGTTGATGATCCCCGTGGTATTAAACGCAAATAAAGGAGTACAAAATGCCTGAATTTGATAATGACGAATTTAAATTTCCTGATGAATCATCAGAAGCTAAGGGTAAACCCCTAGATACACAAGAAGCATTTGATATTGAAGTTGAGGATGACACCCCAGCCCAAGATCGTGGCCGTCAGCCAATGCCCAAGAACTTGGTTGAGGAGTTGGAAAAAGATGAGCTTGATAAATATGACGATGAGGTCAAAACTAAACTTAAGCAAATGCGCAAGGTTTGGCACGATGAACGCCGCGAGAAAGAATCTGCTCAACGTGAACAGCAAGAGGCTATAAACGTAGCTCAGCGTTTATTGCAAGAGAATAAACGTATTAAAACTATTCTTACAAATGGTGAGAAAGAATACATTGCTACGGTGCAGAATGCCGCCAACATGGAGTTGGAAATGGCTAAGCGCGCATACCGCGAGGCATATGATTCAGGCGATACTGACCAGATGATTGAGGCTCAGCAGTCTTTGCAGAATGTCAATTACAAGTTAATTCAAATTAAAAACTTTAAGTTACCCCCTTTACAAGAGGAAGAATTTGAAGTACAACCGCGTCAAGAGCAACAACAATCTGTTCCTAAGCCCGACAATAAGGCTGAAGATTGGCAGACCCGCAATTCGTGGTTTGGCAAAAATAGGGGTATGACAGCTTATGCTTTAGGTGTTCACGAAGATCTAAAGGATTCTGGAGTTCCAGTTGGCTCGGATGAATATTACGGTGAATTGGACAAAACAATACGCCAAAGATTTCCAGAGGTTTTCCAAAAGAAATCAAATGAATCAACGGCTAGGACTGAGTCTGCTAAACCAAAACTTAGCACAGTGGTAGCCCCGGTAGCTCGAAGTACATCTCCAAACAAGGTGACACTAAGGCAGAGCCAGTTGAATACGATTAAAAAATTAGGAATTACACCTGAACAATATGTTAAGGAATTTCTAAGAATGGAGTCCCAAAATGGCTGAAAATAGACTTACAAGAGAGTTAGAAACACGTGCGGTACAAGAGCGTCCTAAGCAGTGGATGCTCCCTGATATGTTGCCCGAGCCCGACAAACAGGCTGGCTACAACT